GGATTTTCTGCATGTTTTCGTCCTGTATGTTTTTCTGGAAGGGGAGCGCGTAGGACCGCGCGATATGTACTGGCACAGCGTCGATGATTGCGTGTATTTCGCGCAACGTCTGGCGAAGCAAGGGAAGCAGATCACAAGTTATTGCCTGCCGGCAAAAATCGCAGAAGGCAGCACAAAGGTGTATTGATGATCGCGATCCCGATGATTGATCTGATACAAGTCGGCATGTTGCTGGCGATACTTGTTTTGATTACGAGGCGCTGATGCTTGCCGAGCTAGCCGCAGCCAATGCGGCATTCAGTGTCCTGAAGACCGCTATCAGCAATGGCAAGGAAATCGCTGACGCCGCGTCGGCGGTGGCGTCCTTCGTCGGCGCGAAGGAGGACCTGCAACGCAAGGCGCAGAAGAAGGGCGGCGGCTCTGACCTCCAAGAGTTTCTTGCGCTTGAGAAGATCCGGCAGCAGGAGGATGAGCTAAAGCAGATCATGATCTACGCAGGCCGTCCCGGCCTCTGGCACGACTGGCAGAAGTTTCAGGCAAAAGCGCGAGTGCAGCGACGCGAGGCGGAGATAGCCGCCGCGCAAAAGCGCCGCAAGATGATCGACGGCGCCATCATCGCGGCGTTCATCGCCGGCTCTCTGGCGGTCTTGGGCGGGCTGGTGCTTCTCATACTACACGAGCAGGGGAGGTTGTGACGGGGGCGTATGGCTGGGGGGTCGGCGACTACTACCGGATTGATTGGAGAGTTTATCACAATGGCCGCTATCCTCGAACAGGAGGGCTGGCAGGTCGGCCACGCGGCGCAGGATGCGGTTGACGTGATAGCGTGGCAAGGCGACACGTTCATGCGGGTGCAGGTGAAGTCGGCGCACCTACGCAAGCAGAAGGATCACCGCCCGGTGTATCAGTTTCAGAACGGTGCCGGCCGCACGAAGAAGACGCTGCCGACGCTGGACAAGATGGATATCATCGCGCATTGCGCGGTCGATCAGCGAAAGGTACATTTTCAGGCGGCATGCTGCGTGAACCAGTACAGCCAGCGAAGATCGCCAAGCTGGTTCGACAAGCCGCTGCTTGAATACGAAAGCTGGCAGAGGGCCGTGGAGATAGTGACGGAGACAAGGAATGGATAAGCTGATCAAGATGCTGCGGCACCACGAGGGTGTGCGCCACAAGCCCTACAAGGACACTGTGGGCAAGCTCACCATCGGCGTCGGTCGCAACCTCGACGACAACGGCCTGAGCGACGACGAGATCGACTACCTGCTGAAGAACGACATCAACCGCTGCATGTCCGAGGCGATGACCTACCCGTGGTTCAAGGGCCTCAACGACGCGCGGCGTGCGGTGGTGCTGAGCTTGCTCTTCAACCTCGGCAAGCCGCGCTATGACAAGTTCGTCAAGCACCACGAGGCGATGAGCAACGGCCACATGCTTGTGGCGTCGAAGGAGCTACTGGAGAGCCGCTGGGCCAAGCAGGTCGGGCGGCGCGCTGACGAGATGGCAAAACAATTGGAGACAGGCGAATGGCAGACCTGACCTTTGAGCGCATCCTGAAGTGGCGGCTGCTGCCGCGCGGGATGACGATTATGTTTTCGATTATGGCGTGGCGGTGCGCCGAGTGGTTCATGCACCTGCCCGATCCGACGGCGGCGCAGAGCGCGTTCGTGTCGGTGATTATGGGCGCGATGACCGGGGCCTTCGCGATCTGGATGGGGTCGGAGACCAAATCATGATACAGGCGTTAATCGGCCCCATAGCCTCGCTGGCAGGCACTTGGCTCGAAGGGCGGGTAGAGAAGCAGAAGGCCAACACAGAGGCGTCAGTGGCGCTTAAAAAGGCAGAGGCGGCGGTCTACCAGAAGAAGGCCAATGCCGAGATCGACTGGGACATCGAGGCTATCAAGAGCGCCGGCACAAGCTGGAAAGATGAGTGGCTGACGATCCTGTTCTCGATCCCGCTGATCCTCGCCTTTGTGCCGGGGATGGAGGATGTCGTTGAGCGCGGCTTCAAGAACCTCGACGCTGCGCCGGACTGGTACAAGTACAGCCTCGGCATCATCGTGGCGGCGAGCTTCGGCTTTCGCGGCGCGGCGAAGTTCTTCCGCAAGTAAAAAAAATCCCCCGGCTTTTTAGGGCCGGGGGCAGTTAGGGAGGAAACGCGGGTATAACGCCACCCGCAAGCGATCAGTCAAAAGGATCGTAAGTCTCGGCAACCTCCTCGTCAACCTCTCCCGATCCGTCGCAGAGATGGCACTCTCTGCGCTCCTCTCCGATGTAGCCGCCACGCCAGTCTCCCGGCGCGGCGATCTTCACCTCGTACCACGCGACGCCCTGACCGTCGCAGGATGGGCAGGTGGTCATCGCGCGGCCTCTATATAAGTCAACGGCTCCATCCGCTTCATCACATCGCCGATTGCTTGCAGCATTTTGTGGCTGCGTATCCGGCTGCCTGTGTCGGTGTACATTGCGACGACACGGCCTTCAGTCAGTGTCGCGAAGATGGGGCGAGACGCCGAGCCTTCAGCGCCTTGCACCAGAGTGAGCCGCGCTGACATTTCGGCGACCCGATTGTTGAGCTTGATTTTCATCGTATGTCTCCCTTCGATGATGGGCGGGGCCGCCAGGCCCCGCCAAGTAATTAGAAGTTGAAGTCGTATTTCTTGATCGGCGCATCTGCGAGGCGGAACCGGCCAAAGGTAGGGTTCTTCCAAGAGCCATCCTTTTGCTTACGGATGCGGACGACAGGGTTGTCTTCGTTCGAGGTGATAACCCAAGCCTTGCGCTGGTCGGCGTTGTTGGTGCAGTGGAAGGCAAAGCCGCCACTCACCATTTCCGGCTTCCAGTCTGACGCCATCTCGGTGTCCATCTCGCGAACCTCAATGGTCTTGTCGCTGATGACGCGCACCACCTCAAAAGGATTTACGTCAGAAAAGAGGTAGTTGTTGGCGAAGCGGTGGTTCTGTTCAGTGTTGGTCATCTCTGTCTCCCTTGTTTGATGTCCTACTAATGTTCTACACGAATAGGACATTGTGTACAACAAAAAATGAAGCGATACGAAAAAAAAATGAAGGGGGCCGAAGCCCCCTCCTCTACAGCACCTCAATCGCGCGGTGCGTGTACTTGTCGTGCTTGATCGCGCCTCGCTTCGCAAGCTGCGCCACGAGGGCGTGGGCTGCGGTTCGGGATCGGCCTGTCGCCGTGGCGATCTCCCGCACGCTCGGCGCGTATCCATAGCGCCGGATGTGCCGGTCGATGTAGGCCAGCACGGTGGCCTGCTTCTCGGTGAGCGATACCATCACTTCCTCCTGTCTTCGGTCACCGTCCTCCACGGTCGGGTGTTGTTCTCGATCTGCGTCAGGATTGATTTCTCTGCGCGCTCAAGGCCGCTGTAGCCCTCCTCCAACTCCTCGACATATGTCATGCGCCCCGCGCTCTCAAAGTGCTGTAGCAGCGCCCACTCGGTATTCGTGACGCGGATCACATATCCGCCCTTGTTCCTGATCACCTGCATCTCATGCCTCCTTTACGGTCAGGGTTTGGGCGCGCACCTGCCGGGCAGGCTTCGCCTCAGTGGTCTTGGCCGGCTGCGCCTTGTAGTTACGCATCGGCCACTTGATGTAGTAGGTCGAGCCATCAACGTGGACCTGACCCTCCTCGTGGTTGCCGAGCATTTCCTTGAGCATCGTCTCCGCCTCGTCGATGTCGGCCTCGGCTGAGCGCTTCTGATCACGCGCCGCGATCAGGATGCTCGCCCAGTGATCAGCGTCCGCGATGCCGTTCAGGTCAATCGCTGGCGCTCCGCTATCGACACGGTCCCACGCCACGTTCGCGTCGTCGGACGACATCGCGGGATACCAATCGACATCACGCTTGCGCCGCTCGAACTCGTGGACCGCGTCCTCGATCTGCGCCTGCACGTCCGGGTCCTGCCGGTACAGGAAGATGCGAAGCTCCGAGCCGCGATACAGGACGCACACAGCGCCCCAAGCGTAATCGGTACACATCATCTGCGCCTGTAGCTGGAGCGGCCCCCTGTGGGGCGCAGGGCGCTCCTCCGGGGCGGCGCTGGTGTTCTTGGCCTCTAGGCATCCGGGTCGCCCCTTGGTGTCCACCACACCGCCCTGCGGGACGTAAATGCCCATCGCCGGGTTATGCTCGAACACGAAGCTGCCGCGTCCGCGCCCGTCGAGCGAGCAGGCGAGCGGCAGGTCCGGGTGCTGCACCGCCTCGTTGATGTCGGTGACCACATCCTCAAGGTCGAGGCGGTACGCCGCCTCGCGCAGGATCGTGGGTTCGAGCAGGTCGCCGAAGCGCATCGCCTCGTTCTGCTCGAAGCGATCCGGCGGGTTGCCTGCGGCTGCGTCGATGGCCTCTTTCAGCAATTCGTTCGGCGTCTTGTATGGCGACAGGCCCAGAAGGGCTGGGATGCGCGACGCGCTCATCTGGTCGTCGGGTGTGAGTTTACCTACCATTGATCTCTCCTGTTGGCGGTGTGTGGTTTGGCCCGTAAAATTCTTCGGGCCTAATGTTAGATTTTCTGTAATTTTCGTCCGCTGTGATAATTTGCATATTCCACGGCACATGAAGTCCACAAAAGTCCTTGTGGACGAGTGGGTAATAGTGGTCCACATGATGCTCAACGCCTGTTTTTGAAGAGATTTGATCCCTCATTTCAAAAATGTGTTTGAAGTCCAAAGATTTGATCCAAGGCAGCCAAGCATTCTTCTGCATCACCCTTCTTTTTTGAGCAATTCTAGCGTTTAGGGCGATACGCTTTGGGTTTGTTTTGGAAAGGTTTCTAAAATACACCCTCAGATTTTCTCTGTTTTCTTCGGCGTATCTTTTCATGTAGGCCTTTCTCTGCGGCGTGTTGTTGGTTTTTTTTATGCTGGCCTTATGAGCTTCGGACCCTTTGTATACGCTGAAGTAACGCTCACGACTTTTTGCGAGTAATTCTGCTTTGTTGTTTTCGTAATACTCGTGGCGCTTCTTTCTATAGTGGTCTGAATTTTGCTTGGCCTTTAAGCAAGTGCAACAAGTTCCACTTGCCGTAAACCTTTCGCCAACATGACCCTCTGGACACGGCTTGCCGTTAAAATACCGAAAGAACCCACTCTTCTTCGCTTCAGGCCGCTCAATTATTTGTCGGCCATATATAGCCTCAAGACGCTTGATTTCTTTGGCTCGGTCTGCAATTCGGCGGTCTTTCGGAAGGCGATCACACGCTACACATGATTTATCTCTGACAAACTTTTCTGAAACGTGACCGTTGTAGCATCTCTTGCCATCAAAATACCTTTTCAGACCCCGCTCCTTGGCCTCAGCCCTAGTAATAATCTCCATTTCCTGTCTCCCTTCAACACTGGTGGTGTCGGTTTCCACTTCGGCGCGACGAGCTTCATCCAGCACGGCGCGCACAGCGCCCGGCCATCTTCTTTCGTGACAGCCGGGCGCTTGCATTGGTCGCAGGTCATGCGGCAGCTTCGAGGCGCTTGGCCTTGGCGCGCCAGATACCCATCTGACGGCGCAGCACAATCGTGTTGCGCGCCTCCTCCTTCGAGCGCTCGTGCGCGCTGCGCACCTCCTCGGTCAGGCGATCCTCAAGCCGCGCCTTGTGATCACGCAGTGCGTCAACCTGCGACTTCATCGCGTAGAAGCGTTCAGACATCTTGTGGTGGTTTGCGCTGGCCTCATGCGTCAGCATCCGCAGCGCGGCATGCAGGCGGTGAGCCTCCGGCGTCATCGGCGCGCC